AAAACGTCATCACCATACTTACTTTTCTTATCAAGTATATTCAAACTTTGCCAAGTACAAATAGTATGCGTTTTACCAAGTTCTTTTCTATCACCAAAGTATACACCAACGTCTAATCCACAGTTAATATAATCCTCTTCTGTTTGTGTAACTAAATTTTTATTAGGAACAATAACAAGTGTACGACCATATTTTTCACAAAGATGTGATAATGTTGCAGTAATAATTGTTTTACCTGCACCAGTGGCAACTTCTTGTAATGCTTGTGGATTTTTTAAAAAGTTATTAACAACTTCAACTTGGTAGTCACGTAATATAATTTTTTCGTCTTCAGCAATATGTCCTTTAGGCCATGTTTTATGAGCCCAATAATCTTTAGTAATTTGTTTAAATGTTAAATCATGCTTAACTCTTTTATCATCTATTTCTGCAATTTCAACTCCTGCATCTACTAAAGTATTAACAATAACATCAAGATGGTTAACATATCCTGTGCCTCCAATTCCAAAAAAGTTAATTTTGCCGTCCCAACGACCAAGTTTATATTTGGGCAAGTAACGAGCATACGGAACTGCAAATTTTAATTTATTTGCAATTTTGCGCCGATACTCAACGGGCAAATTTTCAACCTTTACGTTGACTTCGTCTTGTATTACTATTCTGCAACTTACCATTTATATTTTTTCTATTTTATCTGTAACATATTTGCTATGCGTCATGAAGGGTGATGCTTCGTCATCATACTGCATATACAAATCAGTTCCTGTTATAAAGCCATCTACTTTAGAGTAGTTCTTTTTACTACCTAATGTAAATGAACTTACAGGAAGCCAACCTGTTTTTATTAGGGGCTTAGGAACTTTATTTGTACTAATATACACTATTTTTGTACTTTTGTCAACTACATTATTTAATCTCTGCTCTCTGACGAAATGGTTAAATAAGTTTCCTTTTGGTGTAGAATCTAATCTAAACATAACAGACATTTGTGTTGAAGGAATATAATTTCTAAAACGCTGATGCAATTCAGTTATTTCGTCCATAGCTTCTTTTTTGTCCAATACAATCAATAATGGATATCTATCTAATTCTTCAATGCTAGTTAATACTTTATCAAGTGACCATCGCTTTGAATCTATAATAATAGTAGTGCTTTTTCTAGTTATAATTTTATAGGATAGATTTGAAATTTGTTTCTGACACTTAATTAAATGGTCCTGATCCATGAATTCAAACCCAAACATAAAACGTCTATCATAATATTTGTAAAAATTATCTTCACAAGGTTCCCCTAACAGATTGGTACAATGGTCAATAGCCCGTTGAGGAAGATTACATAACTTATAATTGTATACGCCTGGAATGTAACTAGATCTATTATCATTAAATTTTACTAATTTGTTATATACATCTAAAACCTTATTTTCGATAGTAAATTTTTTATCAAATTTGTTAGCTATAGTAATAAGTTTCCAAACATATTTTTCTTCAAATGGAAAGAAATGTTTATGAGCTTCGTAAAAGTATTCTTTATCAACACTATTTTTTAATTCTTCAATATACTTTATAACCTTTTTATTAAAAGGAAAACGAATAACAAGCATTTTCATTTTCTTATAATCCAAAAGTTTAATCCAATGTTCGTCGTTAATTTTACGTAAAGGGATTCTTAGTTTATCAACGCAATCTTCAAGAACAATATCATGTTTATTAAATTGGGGTTTATAGTATTCAATTAATAATTTTTTAACTAGATCATATTGCCTTTGGGTTAAAGCAGTACCCTTCATAACTTGTTTAGCAATACTAAACATTATTTTATGATTATCTTCGTGTAGTTTAAAATTTTGAAGTTTTGAATAAGAAGGGTCGTTATGAAATTTGTAGTTGCTTATACCAGCAACCAATTCTAAACAGTCTTCAATAGTTAACGATCTCTGAATCATACAACTATTATACTAGATTATAGATGAAAAGTCAATCGTTTAAGCGGTAATCCTTGAGAAATTTCTTCCGTTGTCCACTCAGTATATGCTAAATCATTTAACCATTGTTGCCTGTTAGGCATAGCTGGTTCATTAATCTTTGCTAATGATTCGTTCCCAACATCCCAGGCTAAACTTTCTGGACCTACAAAAACAGGTATGCCGCCAATAACTGCTTGGGTAGCCGGATTACTAGACCAATTTACTACTGCCCATGCATTACGGAAATCAAAATTAAAATTATCATATGTATTTGGAATTTGTTGAGGAAGTTCGTATGTTACGTTTTTAAACTCTTTTAGTTCAGATATTGGTAATCTACATCTAGGATGAGGTCGAAAGATTATAGGTCTTGCTGTATAATTTCTTATAGTTTCAACTGTAGCAAGAACCCACATAGGCATTGTTGGCATATCACGCCACTGATGACTTTTGTCATGCTGTCCACATATAATAATATCTCTACCATTAGAACGCCAAGGCTCTAGTTTTAAATTTAATAAGTTTGCACGTTCAGGTCCATTTCCTTTCGGGCCAAAGTCTGCTTCCTTATTAATTCCATTAATTCCAACTTTCCAAGTAGTGCCCCGTTCAATACCACCAACTTCTAATACTATAACCGGTTTATTCTGTGAACGGTAGTGTTCCCATATCGTTTTATTGTTAGCCATTCGACCATTCCAGAGAATGCTCCAAATAACACCAACGTCACCGTCAAACTCATTATAAACAACAGAGCCGCCGGTAGCACGAACACCACTAGCAAAACTATCAAAAACAGGCTTACTATTCGTTGCTCCATAATCTGTCCATAAACTAAATATCATTCCAATACTTCTCACTTCTAGGTCCTAGAAGATCTTTCTTTCTACTACTACCTTCTGCTTTACGTACACCTTTCATATGATCGAGCCATGTTCCTAAAACAGAATTAATTAAAGGGTGACCGCCACCCCCAGTCTTTGCTGTATTATTATATATGTGTTCACTATAATCTAACACATTAGGATACTTCACTTTCATTTGATTTAGTATGTGGCCAAATACAAATGAGTCATGCCATTCTTCTAATGTAAAAATTCCATTGTCAGCATCTTCATAGTAACGTTCAAACTCTTCTAGAAATTGTTTGCACATTCTATCTTTTACATTTAATCCATAAAATCCACACTCAGGCCAAGTTTGTGATCCTATACCTCTACCTACATAAGTTATCCATTTGTCTCGCGGCAGTAAATTTTTAATTTGATCATAACTCCAATTATTATGTACAAATGTATCTGCATCAATCCATACTAACCAATTAATACCTTGGTCTAGAGCTTCTTGAAATACAGTATAAACTTTATTAGCAAATCTAACAGCGTGCCATTTAAACTCTTTATGATGATCGCTTTTGCGTCTTTCAGGCCAAGGACACTTGCCGTTTGCTTTTGGAATATCTTTCCAACGTTCTTTAAACGCCATTAGCTTTGGAATTTCTTTTTGATCCCTAATAATAATTTGTAAAGGATCTGGATTATCAGGACAACAATCTTCTGCATATACAACTAAATGTATATTTTTATCAACACGTTCTGCAAAGCTATCAATAAAACGTTGTCCGTATTCCACCATACCTGGTTTATGAAATGTAGTTACAAATTTAATTTCTGACATTTACCATTTCCAAGGCAACATACTAAGGCCTATTAAGTTTAATACAAATTCTGCTACAACAACAAATACTAAACCACCACCTATTTGCCATGCCCACCATTTCCATCCTGTAAGGCTACGTGACCATTGTGCAAGTTTACTGTTATGTGCTTTATCATATGCACCAGTTTTATTACCAATTTTTTCTGCCCAGTAATTACCATCTAATATATTCTTTAACATTATAAATGGCCACATTAGAATTTTTAATATTTTCATTTTACAAATACCTTTTCATATGTGTCCATGCTTCTCCGGATGCTAGTTGCTGAAAACTCCAATGGCATTGAGCAATATTTTGTATCCATTGGTCTCGAGGGAATGCTTGTAAATTGTTTATATCAGATAATTTAGTATGACATACTTCAGCTACTTGACTGGCCTTAACGTCTTCTACTATTACTGGTACTCCTTCTATTACACTAGCCACTGCCGGACTACTGTTATATACTATTGTACACATAGACTTTGCTAAATCGGATTCTATGCGTGGTTCAAAACTTATACGTACATTTGGTCCTTGAATTCTTTTTGTATATTGAACTGCTGATTTATCGCCTGGGTGGGGTCTAACTATTATAGGTTTATTAGAAACTTGTCTAATTTTGGCTATCTTTAAGTTAGCCCATTGTACAACATCTTTGCCCTTCATTGACCAACCACCATTACGTTGTAAACATAATAAAATAAATTCCCTTTCATTTATTGACCATGGTCGTAAACTAATATGTAAGTCTTTTTGTATTTTTTTCCATTGTTTGTCGTCTGAATTAGTATTGCAATAATTACCAGTGTCATTAAATACGCCATTGATACTATATCGTAAGTAGTGATGTGGCTCATTAGTTTTTGTATGATATAAAAATAAATTACTATCTGCTGTTATAAATGCTTTATTTTTTGTATTACTTGTAATACCACGTCTAAGTTGTATATGAGGTCTATTTTCACTGCTCTGATGCATAAAGCCTTGCATAACTGCAACGTCGGCCTCTAATAAATCATAACCCTGATACACGAGTCCGTTATCATTGCACATTCTAACACCTGCCATAAAGTTAAGAATAATGTGTTCCTTATGATTGTTTCTACGCCTGCCAGGCGGTATAACTTTAGTATAGCCCACTACTCTCATTTTATTTTACTCCAGGCACTTCCATTTAACATTTCGTTATACGTAAATTGATTATTAGACAAGTAACGACAAAGATAATTAAGTTGTTTTCTACCAGGATGTTGTAGAAATTCAATTCTTTCTATTTTTGTTTCACAAATATCTTGGGCACAATTAGGACCTAATACTAATGCAGGTTTTCCATAAACCATTGCTTCTAATGCCGCAATACTATTATATGTAACAATACAATATATATCTTTAGTTAATGCTTGTTCCATTGTATCTATTGTTACACGGTCTGTTCTATTTGGCTTTTTTCTAATAACAATTTGTCGTTGTGTATGTTTTTGAAGTTTTAAAATAGTTTCATCTACCCATCTATCTAAATCTATATCAAAGAATTTCATAACTTTATCACTAGGAGGTACTATTAAAATTTTATTTCCACCTTGTACATCTTTAAATGAAATGCCTAATCTTTTCCATTTTTCCCCATCATACGATTGAGCATGGTTTATTATACGAGTTGGATCAAGCTCTGCCTTAGACAAGTTATCAGTTTTTAGAGGCATATGAAGATTTTGTAATGCATTTTTTACAATCCTATGATATCTTTTTCTACCAAGCGGATTAGTAGGACAAGGATTATTTCCTAAATATCCTGTATCCATAAAGTAAAAGTCTCTACCTTCTTTGATACATCTTTTAATAATTCTAGTTTTACCTAACCCTCTTAATAGTAATGGTGTTTTATCACCGTTCCACTTTAAATCATCTGCCCTAATATATTTTCCATTAGACCCTAATGCCATTGCCATTACAAAAGCATCTACTAATCCAAACGGTGTTTTATCTTTTTTCTCAATTTTATTAATTCCACTATCAACACAAATTAATTCAGGAGATTTAACATTTTCAAATGCTTCCGTCACAACATCCATAGCCTCTTTAGCTTTACCTGACGCTACTGCGGTAAGTACACTATTAACTAATTGTTTTAAATTAGGTTTTAAATTTTTATGTTCCCACTCGCCTTGCATTTTATTTTCCGTTCATCATTTCTAGTAATGCCGTTTTCCATTCTTTATTATATTCACATTCACGATAATTTTTAAACCAAGGACCACCTTCTGTATAATGTAATGCTTTAGGTTTACCATCTTTTGGTTCTTTATACCAACCCACTAACCAGTTCCACTCATGTGGAATTGATCCTATTTCTTCATCTTCTAACCAAGCAAATCTATGTAAATATTTTCCTGTTGTATCTTCATCATTAATTACATCAACTGTTAAGTTTTGATTACTTGGATGTCCGCAGTTCCATAATACTAATGAACTCCAGTTTTTTCTTGGGTATTGTAATTGTTGACGCCCATCCATTTTTAATCCTACCTGTGGATTATGATCGTGTTTAACACACATTACAGCATACTTGTCATTAACAAGTTGAAATAAATTAGAAACATTTTCTAGAAATACAATATCACTATCACAAAATAATGCCCAACCTCTATAGTTCATTAATGCTGGTATTAAAAATCTTGTAAATGTAAATTCAGTTGAACCTAGTTTATCAACATCACGCCAGTAAAGATTTCTTTTACGTAAGTCATCTTGAACTAATGGTTTAATTTCCACAGTATCTATGCCAATATTATGCCGTAATATACTATGCTCACACACTTGAAAAGAGATATCTTCTCTAGTATCATAACCTACAAATACTTTTAATTTCATACTTATTTTTTCCTAAACCAGACAGCAACCCGATCAATAGTATGTATCTTAATAGTATCACCAAAGGCATCATGAAAGGCTTTTTTACTACCTTGCCAACTGTTATAATCGTCTAGCACACATATTCCACCGGGAACTACTTTCGGCCATAGATGAATTAATTCATTTATTGTACTTTCGTACCAGTCAGTATCTAACCGTAGAAATGCAATTCGTTCAGGAATATTTTTTGATTCTTTGAGTGTTTCACATACATCACCTACAATATAATGTATTTGTTCTTGAGGTATAAATGGATTTAAATTATTAACGACTTCTTGTAATTCTGCTCTGCACCACTGATCGTAACCTGCTTTTGCTTTGCCACTATCACGAGCAAATCCTTTTGATCCATCAGGATTAAGTTTATAATCATTGTCAGTTGGAACAGTCATTCCTTCAAACGTATCATATAACCAAAACTTTCTATTAGTTTTAGTATTTGCTAACCATGAACTAATTATTTGTCCGCCCCGCCATACTCCACACTCTACTATGTCACCTGTAATATTTTGTTCATCTAATTCTTTAATAGTATGGAACGTATGTAAAAGTCTTTCACCACTTGTCATGGTATAAGGTTTACAAACTCCTAACATATACCATTCAGCATCAGTAAATTCTTCTTTACGTTCTTCGTTCAATGTCATCTTCTACACACCTTTTACCGTATTGTACTTCTAATATATGGCAAGGTTCGTTTGTATTATTACACGCCTGATGCCATTGTTTTTCATGAATTGTAACTGTCTGATGTTCAGTAAACTGTCCTAATTCTTCTAGATCAGATGAAACATTTATTGTATTAACTGAACACGTTCCTTTAAGAATATACCAATGTTCTGATCTATCTTGATGACGTTGCATACTTAAACTTTTATTAGGTTCTATTATTAATTCTTTAACCTTATATCCTGGCTTGTCATCTAATACTCTATACCAACCCCAATTACGTATTGTTTTAGGACTTTTCCATTCATCTAATATCCAGCTACTAGAATTTTGTTTAGTTTCACCTCCAATACCAAATACAAATTCTACATTAGGATTGTTGCCCCATTGTTTCATTTCTGGAATGTTTTCTTTAGTTCGATCACCACCGTTTGCAAAAATAATTTTGTCTGCACCTATGGCAAATGCTTTAAAGATTGCGCCTCCTGAGTCGTCAACTTTATTATCATTAACAACATCAATAACGTAATCTACCATTTTAAGATTTTTAATTATTTCCGAGCGTTCCTTCATAGGCATAAACGCTCTACCTTTTTTACGTATTAACCATTCATCAGAATTAATTCCAACCCATAACTGATCGCCTAACTTTTTTGCCGCGACGAAATAAGCTATGTGGCCAGAATGAAGTGGATCGAATCCGCCAGTCACTAATACAATTGTCATTACAACTGTATTTAATAATTAACGAAGTGTTGTCTGTATGTAATTGATTATTGTTTCGGGATCGGAGCAAGTATAAGGATCATCATCTTCGCCTGTTTGATTAAATCCAGGTTCAATAAAGGCCTGATCAACAATGCCATTAATAACATATAATGAATAACGCCACGAACGTGGACCAAATCCAAGGTGTCTTTTATTAACACTTACCCCTATTGATTGTGTAAAATCGCCATTGCCGTCAGCAAGTAGTTTTACATTTTTAACTCCAAGTGAGTCTGCCCAAGCATTCATAACAAAGCCGTCGTTTACTGAAACACAATATACTTCGTCAATACCTAGACCTTTAAATCTATCATATGCTTCATCGTATGCAGGTAATTGTTTAGTTGAACACGTTGGTGTAAATGCGCCAGGTAAACCAAACAGTACAATTTTTTTGTTTGAAAAAATTTCGTCTGTACTAATTTTTTGAAAGTCGCCCATTACTCTATTAACAAATGTAGCTTTAGGTATACGATCATACCTTTCTATTTTTTGTATAGAACCTGGTAGAGCAGGATGACCTGTTCGTTCATATTTTTCTTTATATGCATCAGCATATTCTTGAGGTGTTGGCGGACGAGCTTTTTCTTTTTTCTCAACATGGTCAGTACCTCGATAATTACCACCGTACTGCTTACCAATATCTGTATCTGTTAGTTTCATTTTTTCTCCTTGGCTTCTTGTAGTATTCTAGCTTTTTCTTCGTTTGTTTTTGCTTTATATTCTTCTTCGGTTAGCTTATGCCAACCAATGCAATCACCAGTTGGTGATCTTCCACAACCACAAGTGCCTTTTTTCTTAGAGTCTGGCATCTTCCATCCCTGCAACGCGAAGCTTTACAATATTAGTTAGTTGCCATTGTTTTTGGTCAAGTGCCTTTGTGACTCCTAACCATTTGTTTCGCATAAGTGCAAATTCGTTTATGATTTTTTCATAATCAACAACGTCTGCTTCACCGTCGACGTACTTTTCTACGTCTCGACTACTTAATGCTCTTTGATAATTTTCCAAATATTTTCTAAAAAATGAGCTTCTTAACCGACGTAACTCAATGTTTAAGTATTCTAATATTGCTTCTAATTCTTGAAGCTGATTAAATCGATGTTCAACTATCCCCGGCATCTCCGCCGCAGACCTTTCAACATTTCCTCTAATCCTTACCTCAGCTTTTGCTTCTTCTAATTCATGTTCAAAGTAACCAATTGCCGCAGGTATCTTGCTAATGTCTTTAGCAATATCAGAATACCAGCCCATTAATAATCCTCATCGTTGCTATCATCGTCATCATAATCTTGTTCTTCATCTAAGTAATATGTTATTGCCTTATCTAACTCAGTATCTGTACCTAAAGCATCTCGAAATGCTTCATCTGGTGTGCCAAAGTCTGCACACAGATCAACAAATCGTTCTGCTACAGTTTCTATATGTTTTTTGTCTATATATTCTTTAAAGCATTGCCAGACTTCACTGACTTGCGATCCACTATCCATATGTTGTTTACTCCTCAGTAACGTCATCTTCGTTAACATCTTCTCTTGGAAGGTTATTGAAGTCACTCATAATTATCTTTAACTTCTCACCAGTCCAGTCTTTCCGGTAGTTCAGATGTTCTTTATTTGAAGAATCAACGTATTTAAGTCGATTGCCTTGTTGTTTTAGTAGGCCTTTCTTCTCAAATAAGTCAACTAGTCCTGAGTATGGATCCATTCCAGTTTCATATGGAATTTTAACTTGTACGCTTTCAAATGGTTTTGCGTAACGTGTTTTCATTATTTTACAAGCGGCTCTGATACCACGTACATCAGTAACCTTTTTGCCGTCTTCATCTTCTTTAAGTTTTAGCTTTTTCATTGCTATAACTATTGAACTTGCATATATAAACCCTTGTCCACCACTAATCTTATCGTCTGGATCAAACATATCTTGTGATGCGTAAGTATGATTAGTACATACTAGTCCTACGTTATGTGCGCCAATCATGTTAACTGTATTACGTACTAATGATGTAAGTGCTTTAGGTTTACGACCCATATCACCCTTCATATCACCTTTTGTAAATTGATCAACATCGGTTGGTGTTAGTAACATACCCAAACTATCAATTACGAATAGTATCTTCGGGCGTTCTTCTTCGGGCATTTCTCTGTAGTCTGTCATAAATGTGCTAATAGTTTTAGCAACATCATCAACCATACTCATACTTAATTTGAGTAATTTTTTGTCGTCGGTGTCTACATCTAATGCTTGTAACCAAGCTTCATCTAATGCATTTTCTGAATCAATCAGAATAACATATATACCTTGGTCTTGTGCGGCTTTTACTAAATTACCTGCCGCGATAAATGATTTTCCTGAACCTGATTCACCGGCTAGAACGGTAACCTTACCTAGTGGTACGCCTTTATGAAAGTCGCCACTAATAAGATAATTGAGTGCATAGTTACCTGTGCTGATCCAATCGGTTGGATCATGAAAGCCATGACTCATGCCGGTAATTGATTTTGTTAAGTTTTTACGAAACTTAGAAACGTCGAATACTCTATTGGTCATTATATCTCCTTAATCCAAATTAATAAGGGGGACCGAAGCCCCCCTTATATGTGTTACTGTTTAGCCGGTTCGTTCTGACGATTGCGAATCATTGCTAAAATGTCTTCCGCTTTGCCGCCAGGTTTTGGTGCTTCTGCTGTTTCAGTAGCAACACTTTCAGTTACAGTTGCTTTCGCTTCTGGTTCTGGTGTTGTTTTTGGATTTGGAGTTGACGCTTTTACAGGATCTCCTGTACGAGCTGACATACCAGCTGGACGGAAATAACTTCCAAACTTATCCATATCGTATGCTTCGCCATCAACAGATTTTTCAAACATCTCTTTGATAGCGGCAACTTCTACGTCACCCGGTTTCTTAGGTAAGTAATCACTAAGAGTAAACAATCCATGATCTTCGATTGCTTTATATTCTGCTTCACTTAATGCACGATCTTTACGTGACCAAGTTGAAGTTGAATAGTCTGCATAACCACCTTTAGAAGTTTTGGAAATTCTAAAGTCTACACCTGCGGTATAGTCTGTTGGCAATTCATTCATATCGGGGTCCATTAATGCACCCTTGATAATTTGAAAAATTTGCGGACCAATGATAAACCTACGAATTGGGTTTTCTGGTGTTGCGTCCTCTTTAAGAGGGTTATCAGTTACAAAGCCTTGGAATACATATGAACGTTTTTTCCAATACTTACGTCCCATGTCTTCTAAGTTTTTATCTTTGAACCAACCACGTACTTCACTTAACACGGCACAAGAGTCACCATACATCTCCATACATGGTACTTGAACCTGTACAGGTCGTGAGTCAGACTCACCTTTAACACCTGCGAAGGGTAGTTTGATCATCAAACGTTCCTGCCAGAAGAAAGTGTTATTTTCATCTCCGTCTGGTAAGAAACGAATCGTTGCCGATTCTCCTTCTTTCAAATTCCAAAATGGGTAAATGGCGTTGTCGCCGC